GGTGTATTAGGGTGGGGAGTACAGGTAGAAGTAGGCTCTTATCCAACATCTTACATTCCAACATCAGGAAGTACAGTAACAAGAAACAAAGACATCTTCACAAGAGATGGTATAGGTAGTTTGATTAATAGTACAGAGGGGGTTTTGTTTGTTGAGATTGCTAGTTTAAGTGAGAGTGGTAATTATAGAGAATTAGGGCTTAGTGATGGAACTACAAGTAATAGAGTTTTAATTAGTTACAAATCAACAGACAATGTAATTAGAGGAAGTTTTCAAGGGAGTGGTGGTGCAAACTTAGAATACACAGTTACAAGTAGTAAGGATTTTCATAAAATTGCTGTAAAATGGAAAGTTAATGATTTTGCTTTGTGGGTTGATGGGGTTGAGGTTGGCTCTGACACTAGCGGAAGTAGTTTCCCTGCTAACACTTTAAATTCTATAAATTTTAATAGTGGTTCGGGTGGTGATATTTTCTACGGCAAAGTAAAACAACTACAAGTCTACAAGACAGCACTAACAGATGCACAATTAACTTCTTTGACTTCATAATATGAATATATACAAATTACAATACACAGACAAAGCAGAAGGAGATGCTGACTTACTTGCTAAAGGTACTTTTAAAGTAGTAACTGAAGAAGGAGTTACTCAAGAAGTGTACACTAATGGTACACAGGCAATAGTCTTTTTAAATAAGATAGTAGAGATACCAGGAACTTATGATAAAGATGGTAAAGAAATAACACCTCCTGTATATTACCCTGGAGTATTTTACGACCTAATGACTACTGAAGAATTTGACTTTGGAATTAATGAGATATTCCCTACAGATTGTGTACATTCGTTTTTAGGTTATGAAAAGAACGCAGAAGGTACAGATGTAGACCCTGACGAATTAATAATAGAATAAAATGGATAAAATAATTTCAGTAGATTTAAGCACTTCAACAGCTCCTCTAGTACAAGAGGTTAGAGGTAAGGACTACATTGAGTACGGCGACGCTAATGGCGAATGGAGAAACCTCTACCCACAGTTTCTTATTGACCTTTATTACAGTAGTTCAATAACAGCTGCAATAGTAAACGCTACTGCTGAAATGATTAGTGCTGAAGATCTAGTTATTACAGATGAAGACGATAGAGATGAAGAAGCAAGAGTAAAACTTCAGAACTTTATGAATAATGCTAATGGTAATGAAACACTACACGAAGTATTAAAAAAGGTAGCATTTGACTTTAAGCTACAAGGTGCATTTGCTCTAAACATAGTTTGGTCAAAAGACAGAACACAGATAGCTGAGATTTATCACATTGCAGTCGAAAAAATTAGGTGTGAACGTCCTGACGAATTTGGCAAGACTAGAGGTTACTATGTTTCAGGAGATTGGGCAAATACAAGAACAAACAAGCCTTATAGAGTTCCTGCTTTTAATGTAAACGACAGAACTTCTGCAAATCAAATTCTTTATACAGGTCTTTACAGTCCTAATATGAACTCTTATTATACTGCTGATTACATTTCTTGCAATAATTGGTCGTTAATTGATTCTAAAGTTTCAGAATTCCATTTACAAAACGTAAGTAATTCATTCTCAGGAAGTTATATGATATCCTTCGCAAATGGAATTCCAACAGCCGCTGAAAGAAATCAGATAGAAAGAAGTTTAGCATCTAAATTTCAAGGAGAAAATAATGCAGGACGAATAGTTTTAACTTTTTCAGATGACAAGACTAGAGTTCCTGAAATAACTCCTATCAGTCCTGCTGATTTGGACAAACAATATTTAGCACTTCAAGAACTACTTACTAGCAACATCCTAGCAGGTCATAGGGTAACTTCTAAGACACTTATGGGCTTGGATAGTACTAATGGGTTCAGTTCAAATGCAGACGAGCTTTTAAACGCTTCTAATTTTTACTTAAATACTGTTGTAATGCCATTCCAAGAGCAAATCTTAAAAGTATTACACAAGATATTTCAAGTTAATAATATGGATATGCCTGTTCAATTTGTACAGCTTAAGCCAATTACAATACAATTTGATTCTAAGACTATAAGAGAAGTAATGACGCAAGACGAAATTAGAGAAGAAATTGGATTACCGCCTTTAGAAGTTGAAGAAGAAACTTTAGATTTTTCTAAAGTTGGTATGATAGACGGAAAGCCTGTTTTTGACACTATAGAAGAAGCCTTAGCGAGTGCAAAGTCTTTAGGGTGTGAAGGCTACCACGAACACGATTACGAGGGTAAGACAGTCTATATGGCTTGTGAAGGTCATACAGAAGCTACAGAGCTTTCTAAATTCATTGAGGAGTTTGGAGAAGATATGCCAGAAGAATGGGAATTAGTAGAAGAAGAAGTAGTCGATGGAGAACATCAAGACTTTAATTTCGAGCAGGTATTAAATGAAGTAGCTAATGAAAAATTAGAACTTGCTTCAACAGGTACAGCTAGACCTAATGCTAGAAGTTCACAAGATGGCACAAATAAGTCAGATAATGATTTTTACAAAGTTAGATATGTTTACACTCAAGATAACTTTTTAAGTCAAACAGGAGGAACAAGAGATTTTTGTAAATTAATGGAATCCTCTAAAAAAATATACCGAAAGGAAGATATTATACAGATGGGAAGTAGAGCAGTAAATCCAGGATGGGGTCCTAGAGGCGCAAACACTTATAGTATATGGCTTTACAAAGGAGGTGGTAACTGTCATCATTATTGGCTAAGACAAATATATAAGACTTCATTAAGAGGTGCAAAAAGTAATATAACTTCTAGCCAACTAATAGGGTATACAAAAGCTAAGTCAGAAGGTTTTACAGCTGAAAAAAATGATAACTTAGTAGCTAGACCACCAAAGAGAATGAAAAATAACGGATTTTTAGAACCAAGATAAATAACATAACTAATTGATAATTAAACACTTATGTCATACGTACTATTTGTATCAGAAAGTAAATTAAAAGACAGTACTGCCATCAACTTATCAGTTGATAATGAGATATTATTGCCTTATTTACGCCAGAGTCAGAAGCTTTATGTGGAGACACATTTAGGAACACCATTAAATAATAAATTAAAAGACTTAATTATAGCAGGAACAGTAGGCTTACCTGCAAATGCAGCTTACAAGACTTTGCTAGATGATTACATAGGAGATATGTTACCAAATTGGGCTTTATACCATTGTATTCCTTTTCTTAGATTTAAGGTAGAAAATGGAAATATATATAGTAAAACTAGCGAAACTGGTAATAGTTTAACGACGGAGGAATCTCAACATCTTAGGGAAGAAATTAGAAATACAGCTGAATACTATACAGAAAGAATGATAGATTACCTCTGTAACAACAACACACTTTTTCCTGAATATGGAACATCGAGTGGCTCAGATGTGGATGCAAACAAAAATGCGTTCTATAACGGAATGAACCTTGAACGTCCTCAAGAACAAGGAACTAAAATTACTTTACAAAACTTTTTAAGCTCATCAGATTACTCATAATGAAGAAACACTACAAGCCAAAACAAATTAATATAACGAAGCTAAAATCCTACTTGGATAAAAAGCCTAAAAATAAAACAAATGCAAGACAGCCTTCAAGTAGGAATAGCAAATAGTACAGCAATAGGATTAAGTCTAGGACAGGCAAATGAACTCCTAACTTTTTGTTCCTTAATATTAGCCATTACTTTTACAATATATAAGTTTGCTAAATATGACAAAAAAAAAACTGATTAACTTATTACTCATAAGAGATACATTTTCTGAAAAATCTACTATAGGAGAACTTTTTCTAAACGGAGAAAGAATATGTGATACTCTTGAAAACCCTTGGTTAGATAATCAAAGAAATATAAGTTGTATTCCTGAAGGAGAATATAAAGTAAGACTAAGACTTCCAAGAGAATCAGCTACTAGACATTATATACACCTATTAGTAAAAGATGTTTCAAATAGAGATTACATACTATTTCACAGGGGCAATACAGCCCAAGATACTAGAGGATGTATATTGGTTGGTTTAAGCTCTGAACAAGACGTTGTTTATAACTCTACGTTGGCTATGGACTTATTAATCAAAGAATTAATACATTTGGGAGCAGTAAATATAAATTTAATAATTAAAAATAGATAAAATGAAAAAGTTTTTCCAAAAGTACCTAATCGGTCAGATGTTAAAATCAAAGAAGTTTTGGTACGCAATCAGTTCTGTAGTAGTTCCTGCTATTGTAACTTACTTAGGAGTAGACCAATCTACTGCAACAGAATTATACCACGCAATCTTAGTTCTTATTGTTGGACAGGGAATAGCTGACGTTGCTAAGAAATAACAGATACAGATTAAAGCCACACGAAATAGTGGCATTAGAAAAAATGAGGGAAACCGAAGCTAGAAATGTTCTAGTTATCGGCGACCTTCACGAACCATTCTGTCTTGACAGCTATCTTGATTGGTGTATTGAGCAGTATGACACCTTTAATTGCACAGAAGTAGTCTTTATAGGCGACGTAATAGACAATCATTATAGTTCATACCACGAAACATCTGCTGATGGTATGGGTGGATTAGAGGAGCTAGAATTAGCCATTAAGCGTATTGCACGTTGGCGAGATGCTTTTCCTGTAGCTACTGTACTTATAGGAAACCACGACAGACTTATAATGCGTAAGGCACAGACTTCTGCAATACCTTCTAAATGGATTAAGTCTTATAAAGAAGTATTAGAAACTCCAGATTGGAACTTTGTAGAACGTTATGTATTAGACAATGTTCAATATTTACACGGAGAAGGGGGTACTGCATCCAGTAAGTGTAGAGCAGATATGATGAATACAGTACAAGGACATTTACATACTCAATGTTATGTTCAAAATTTCGTAGGACAAAAATTCAGAATATTTGGCGTTCAGTCTGGATGTGGAATAGATCACGAAAGCTATGCTATGGCTTACGCTAAGTATGGTAAAAAACCAGCTGTAGGTTGCGTTGTTGTACTTAACAATGGAAAAACTCCTATAAATTTATTAATGCCTTTATAATGCAATTAAAGGATTCTACAAAGCTATCTATATTTTATATTCTATTAATTATAATAGTTTTACTCTTTACAATATAATACTTTACATCTAGTAAGTAACATTCTTAACAATAAAATTGTTAATAACTTTGTTTATCATTCTGTTTATATAATTATATTTTTATATCTTTGCTTCATAATTAATCAAATAAATATTATGAAAAATTTACTATCAACACTTTTAGGAATAGCAGGACTTTTTGGCTGCTTATATATACTACTAGGTACTATTACTTTAGTAGAACTATTTTTTAATTTAAGATAATGGAATTTAAAATGAAAGAAGCTACAACTAAGCAGGAAGCTATTATTAGCTTATTAGACGTACAATCTAAACAGCCTGTACTTTTACCTGATAATACAGTATTAACTGAAGATGGACTTAATTTATTAAAGTTTCAAATAGTAAGAGATTTATATGTTAAAGTAAAAACAGCTTATTATAATTCAATAGATAACTCAAAAAGATTTTAATATGACTAGACTAGACGCAGAATATTTAGAATATAATTCATTGAATTTAATTTGTAAAGACTTTTTTTATAAAGAAGATGCTTATATAGAAAAGTCAGTGTTTAATAAAAGCTTATATGCTATGGATAACGACTTAGTAGGTAACGAAAGGGCAATAAGAATCTATGGTACAAAAGAACAAATTGATTTAGCTGAAGATGAATACGCAAAGATCAACGGACTTATGGTAGATGAATGTTATAACTACAAAGTAGAATCTAAAGGAAGTTATTGGTATGACTTAGGTATAATAACTGATGAACAAAATAAAGTAATAGCTAAAAAATTAGTAAAATACAACGAGCTTTACAACCAAAAGGGTAGAAAAGCATTAATATTAAGAACAAGATAATGAATTTAGAAAAATTAAAAACAGAGATACCTTTTAAATGGAGGGTTCAATCAGCAAATCAATGGGGTGCTTCTTGTGTTGCTTATATAGATGCAAGAGATTGCCAAGACATACTAGACCACGTATGTGGGCAAGAAAATTGGCAGACTATATATTACGAAAGTTCAGGTTTACTATTTTGTAAAGTAGGAATAAAAATAGAAGAAGATGAATGGGTATGGAAGTCAGATACAGGTTCAGAATCTAATGTTGAGAAAAACAAAGGACACGTTTCAGATGCTTTTAAAAGAGCTTGTGTTAATTGGGGGATAGGAAGATTCCTTTATAGTAAGACTATTGTAAGGCTACCTGTAAAAGAAAAAAATGGTAGGTTTGCTCCTTATTCAGCAAAGACAGGTAAGTTCATCTATGGAGATGATATAACAAAATGGTGCAACTCAATTAGTAATAAATAATTAATTAATAAAGACCTGCAAAAACAGGCACAATAAAAATGGAAGTAAAAGGAAAAGTAGTAAAGAAGTTACCAATAGAATCAGGAATTTCTAAGTCAGAAAAAGAATGGAAAAAACAAGTAATTGTAATAGATACAGGAGCAGACTATAATCCTGAAATTGCAATTCAAGCTTTTGGAGATGATAAAATTAAAGACTTGAATAAATTATCAGTAGGAGATTCAGTATTAATTAAGTGTAATGTGTCATCAAGAGAATACAATGGCAAGTATTTTCATAATATTGATGGGTGGTTTTTTACAAAGAATACTAAAGAAGAAGGTGTTGTAGTTTCTGAATCTGAAGATTTACCTTTTTAAGATGACACAAGAAGATAACTTTAAAAACTTATGCAACCTAACGACAAGTGTCTTAGGATTGCGTAAGGGTTCTTTAGCTTATAAAAGCCGTAAACAAGATTTACAAATAGCAAGATCTATAGCAAGTGTTATTGCTAGAATGGAAGACGAAACACATCAGACAGTAATAGCATCAGTAATAAAAAGAAATAGAAGTTTGATATATCATTACGAAAAAATGCACAAGTCTAACTACTCAACTTTTCCGAAGTACAGAGATAAATTTAATATTGTGTATAATGCTTATGTAACAATTAAAGATTCTAAAAAATTATTTTATGACTTATTTGAACTTAAAGATTATTTAAGAAAAAATGGAGTTACTAATAGTAAAAATCATCAATTATCAATTAGGATTAAATCAGGTAAAGTAGGTACTGACATAAAACTTTCTTACAGAGATTTTTATAATCAATTAGAAAATGTTAAGATTGCACTTCAGAATTATAAATATGAAACGGAAATAATTACTTTATGAAAGAGAAGCCTAACTACTACGCAATAATACCTTCTGAAGTAAGATACAGTAAAGACTTAATACCTAACGCTAAATTACTTTATGCAGAGATTACAGCTTTGTGTAATATGAACGGTAAATGCACAGCATCAACTGAATATTTTTGCAGACTTTATGAGGTTAGTAAAGTTTCAGTACAAAAGTGGTTAAAGAATTTAGAAGATAATAATCATATTATGCGAGTAAATAAATATAAGCCATATAGCAAACAAATAGAGTGTAGGGTAATAACTTTAGTTAATGTGCCTAGTAAAGAAAAGTTAACAGATAATACTAATATAAATATAACTAATACTAATCTTACAGATAGTAATAATAAGGCTTTCTTTAAAAAGCCAACTGTTGAAGAGGTACATCAATATTGTGAGAAAAGAAAAAATAAAGTATGTGCAGATGCGTTTATAGATTTTTATGAATCCAAAAATTTTATGATAGGTAAAAACAAAATGAAGGATTGGAAGGCTTGTGTCAGAACTTGGGAAAGTAGAGAGAAGAATAAACCAAAAACAATGAGTAAGTTAGATGTACAAATTAATGAATGGCAAAAAGCAAAAGAATTATTATGAATATAGATTATAACGAAAATATTATTGAAGACTTAGGTCTAACAGAACTTCAAGTATTAAACATTGTATCAGTTTGGTACACTAATGGAATGATACCTGACATATTACAAAATTCTAATGGGTGTGAGTTAGATGAAATATCTGATTGTTTATTTTTTAAAAAACTAGAAGAATTAAAAATATTAAAAAGTATTAAATTATGAAACCATTAAAACAAGAAGAACTACAAACACTTACTGAAAAGGTTTTAGACTTATTAGGAAAGACATCAGTAGAGATAGGACACAGATCAGACGCTCAAACTTTAGCAAGTCTAAGTAAGATATTTGCATCAGACTTAATACAAGAAAAACGTTTTGGAAATATGACTTGGAATCAAATCTTAGATGCTTTTCATATAGGAGTTAGATTTGGTAAAGATGAACCATTCTTAAACATTAGAACTTTTTACAAATGGGTTTACGCTCACAAAAAAGTAATTGATGACGCAACTTATCAAGTAAGAACATTAGGAAACGATCCTAAACAAGTAAGATATTATCAAGAACCTATAAAATTATTAAAATGAAAAAAGAAAAATTATATGATCCTGAAAAAACAGGAACTTTTCAAATGATGTTTGGAATGAAAAATACAAATAACTCAGGAAAAAAAATATATGAAAAAAAGAAGAAGTATTACTATAAAGATAAAAGAACTAAAAAATATGGAAATCAAAGAATTGAATTACTAAAAGAAAATAAAAATGAAGACAAAAGATAAAGTAAAATATTGGCTAGAAAAGTACCCTAGTTTAAGAGATAATGACAATCGATTATGCTCAAACATTTGGGCTGTAGAATTAATTGAAAAAGGTTTTAATGTAAGCCATTTCCTAGTTGTTTATGCAGCTAAGAAATTAACATCAGCTCCAAGCATTAAAAGAGCAAGGGCAAAGCTTCAGGAAGAAGAACCTAAATACAGAGGAGAAAAGTATAATCTTAGAAAAGGTATATTGCAAGACAAATGGCGTAAAGACTTAGGCTATGAAAAAAACAATTAGCAAACTAAAGAAAGAATTAGACAAGTGGTTTAGTCTTTACATAAGACTTAGGGAAGCTAACGAATTTGGTTATTGTCAGTGCATAACTTGTAATGTGGTAAAACACTATAAGGACGGAATGCAGAACGGACACTTTCAGAGTAGGAAGCATTTATCTACTCGCTTCGATGAGGAGAATTGTCAAGTACAGTGTGTCAAGTGTAATGTTTATTCTTGGGGAGAGCAGTACAAATTCAGTCTAGCATTAGACTCTAAGTATGGAGAAGGTAAGGCAGAAGAATTACAGTTTCTCGCTAGAACTACTTTAAAAATATCAAGAGTAGAATATGAAGAAAAGATAAGTTATTACAAAAACCTTGTTGAAAACTTAAAAGAAGAAAAAGGAATTTCGTAACTATTTAAGTATCTTTGGCGTATGACAGAACCAATCTATGCAAATGATGAACACAGAGTTATAATAGATACTTATATTACAATGTGTAAAGAGTTTGCAAAAGAAGTAAGTAATAAAAATAGATACGAAAATTACTTAGAGGTTGTGCAAATTATAATAGAATACCATAATGGATATGGACAAGGTGATAGAGAAAATTTATTTTGGGAATGGTTGACTATTATACCAATAAACCTAGCTGTTGCAACAAATGGTTTCTTTGCAGGAATAGAAACTAAAGGCAACGCATCAGTAGTTAGAGCTTACAGAGTTGTTTTAGATGAATTAGTACAAGAAACAGTTAATAAGATTGATAAGATAGAACCAATTAAAGAATAATTATGAATGTATTAAGTTTATTTGATGGAATGAGTTGTGGTCAGATAGCTTTAGAACGTGCAGGAATTAAAGTAGATAATTACTTTGCAGCAGAAATTAAGAAACACGCTATTGAAGTAACACAACACAACTACCCCAATACAAAACAATTAGGAGATGTTACTAAAATTAATGGACTTAATCTTCCTAAAATAGATTTACTAATAGGAGGTAGTCCTTGTCAAGACTTTAGTAGAGCTAACAAAGAAAGAAAAGGAGTAGAGGGTTCTAAGTCTAGTTTATTCTTTGAATACATTAGACTTCTTAAAGAGTGTAAACCTAAATACTTTCTTTTGGAAAATGTTATAATGTCAGACTATAATTATTGGTTTATTTGTAATGAGTTAAACTGCGAACCTGTTAGAATATGTGGTAGTTTAGTAAGTGGTGCTTTAAGGGATAGACTTTATTGGACAAACATTCCACCATTCAGTTATGATCTAACAGGTAGATTGATTAGTAATATACCACAACCTAAAGACAAAAAAATATATCTTCAAAATATCTTAGACAGTGGAACAACAAAGAAAAGGAAACACACTTGCTTAAATACAAAAAGTGGTTACCAAACACCTAATCAAGATTCTTTAATTCATAGAAACAAAACAACAGGAATGATAACCTTAATATATGAAAAAGATTGTGTTAGAACTGTTAATCAAAATGAATTAGAAAAACTACATAATATTCCTAAAGGATATACAAGTATTTTAAATCAAACAAAAGCAGGTGATTTGATTGGAGATGGGTGGTCAGTTGATGTAGCAACACATATTTTTAAAAATATTTTATAGATGACTGAGATATATTTAGAAATATCAAAGCTAACAGATAAGTTTAGGAATATGGCTTACGGACTTACATCTGATAAAAATGATGTCAACGATGCAGTGCAAGAATTAATGCTTTATCTAATACAGATGAATCCCTCTACATTAAAGACTATTTATGATAATGATGGAATTGATGGTG